TGCGCTATTTACAATGGCGTACACATATCCCTCTTTGATTTGGTTGTAGTTTTTTAACGAACCAAAGGCTAGATCACCAAAGGATTTGTATGTACCTGCTTTATGAAGGGGGTGTTTTTGAGATATGTACTTGCCATTTACCCACATACGATTCTTGTTACTATCTTCATTGTACTTATCGTGACAATCTTTACATTGTCTCCTACCGTACTTCTTCCAACCTTCTTGCCAATTACCATTGGTAAGTTCTGTATAGCAGGTACTACAACATGCATTTATGTCTTCTTGCATTATCATGCTACGTACCTCGCAGTCTTGTATTCAAGATCAGTATGTACAATACCATGCCAACCCGACAGCTTATTCTTAACGATGTTAATGTGACGCTGGTTGTCTTCTTCTTCTTGTCCCTCAATTGTAGGGTTCTTGGAGATCATAATCATCAGGTCAGCTTCTGCCGCCTTACCTGTACGACTACCTTCCATCATGGCTTGGTTGAGTACAACCTTACCCTCTGCCTCTGCAGATAGCTGAGACATGTAGAACACGGCACAGTTTTGTTGCTTTGCAATCTGCCTAGCCTGTATTGCGTTAGCCTTGAGTGCTTCATCAGTACGTGCAAACCCTGCAGTACGGGCAAACTTGTCACCCATGTCTAGTATAACTATATCAGGTTTGTATGACTTACATACTGACTCAACCCAGTTCATGTCACGACCTGTAGAATCCTTGAACATTATCTTGTCACGTATCTTGTTGAACGTAGTCATAGCACTGGCCTTGTTCTTGACAATCTCATGCTTGTCTAATCCAGTAGCGGCTGTGATGTATCGGTGAGCTACACGATGATAACCTTCCTCATTACACAGTACAATTACTTTAGCACCTTGCCATGCAAAGCCATTAGGACCAGCAACCAGAGAGGCATGGAATGAAGTCTTACCTGTGTTAGGTCTAGCACCTACCTCAATCAAGTGACCTGCATTGACGCCCTCAACCTTACGTGTCAACGTAGGTATGTTGAATGTCCACTGTGACTCAAGGTCTGTCATTGCAAGGATGGTATCAAGGTCAGTGTCTTCCCACTCAACCTTTAGGTTAGGTGTAAAGTCATCTGCATATTGCTCAAGTATTTGACGTAACGGATCAAGGCTTGTCTTGCTACCATTGACGTAATCAAATCCAAGGTTGGCAATGTCCTCACCTATGACCTGTTGAAACAACTTAGACAGTACGTCCTGTGCTATGTCGCTGCCCATTACCTCTTGCTTGTTTACCTGACCAAACAGTACGCTGTATGCTTGGCGTTGGGCTGTAGTTAGTGTGGCGTTCTCAGCCATGAACAGTGCCTCAATCTCTGCAGGTGTTACACTACGTTCATACCTGTCCATAGCTGAGTCGATGGCTTCTTTAATCTTACGTACATCTTTACTGAACAAACGATCAGGACATCTAGCCCCTTTGTGATCGTCATAAAATTCCTTGTCCATAAGGCTACGTATCAATGATAATTCCATTTTATGCTCCTATCCGTTTATGTAAGGTCTATGATTAATATAAAAAGAAACTCCCATTTCATAGGTGTCTGTTTCATATGAATATATATCTGCAAGAGAGTCGGCAACACTTTTAACTAGCTCGTACTTTCTTTCATCAGACAGTTCATGGTCATAGCCAAAGTTTACTGGTACAGCAGTGACAACCTCATGCCAATGTTTATATTTTGCATTTTTACTTTCTGTTTTTTTATCTATTTCTTCATAGCGTTGCTCATATACAAATACGACAGCATCATTATGGTTCCACACTTTTACTTGTAATATTTGATCTTCTATCATCATGTGTTAATCTCCTAGTGTTAAAAGGTTATGTATGTCGGTAGGCTCTTGGTATTTTAAATCGTCAGTTAGTCGTAGCACTTTGACGTTATCAACGTAGCCACGTAATTCTTTGGCGAACTGCAGGGTCTTGGGTAGTGCGTCAGGGTCCAGTGCAATTACTGCCGTTGAGAACTGCGATAAGTATTCCTTATGTGCATTTGATAGTGACGTACCCAACACTGCGACCCCGACACATCCATCACTATCACCTACAACTGCAGCACTTATGCAGTCCTCAACAACTACAGCAGTTTTACCACGACCTGACACGTATGGCAAGGAACTTTTTCCATAACGTTTCCACTTAGGTAATCGTTTACCCAGTGATCTGCCCGTGGCATCTACTGTAACTCCATTGTGTACAACAGGGAATATCACACGATGTTCCTTAACGTCATACAATAGACCTAAGTCTTGTGCATCTAACCGCCATTCATTACAGAAGGATGCAATCTTTCGGTAGTCTCTCACAAACCAATCAGGTCTAACAAATGTTTCAACGTGTGTCTCTTCTGCCACAGGGCGAATAGATTTACGTATATCATCTGCCGTCAATGAGGTACGTGTACCACCTGACATTGAGCAACTAGCCTTGTAACAATTCCATACGATAGAACCCATATTATTTGTGATAGTAAAAGTGTTCCTAGTATTACATGATGGACAAGTCATACGCTTTGTCTCACCATTTACTAGTGATAGATCACTTATAATATTATTTATATTCATATGTTATATCACTTTCTATGTTACTCGTTACCACTCGATTGTACACGAACGTTTCTCTGTGTCAAGGCATTACTTGCAGCATCTAGTGTATGCTTCATGTATGGTTTCACAGAAGACACATGATTGTGTCCTGTCACTGACATAAGTTGACCCATAGGTACACCCTTGTCAATCATCTGTGTCACTCCTGTTCTACGTAAGTCCATAAGCCGTAGTTCTTCTGGCAGTTTAGCCAGCCTCATTACCCTACGTCCTACCTTCGACAGTCGTTCCATTGCATAGGGTTGGTACTCGCCCATCACTGGCCTTGGATGCGGTGCTACATATGGTTGAAAGCTAAACTGTTCTGCTTGGTCAGACAGCATGTCAGTTAGCTCTTCTGATATAGGAAGCTCTACGTCAGCCCTACGTTTGCTTTGTTCTAGTTTGAGTACCCTACCAGCCAAATCAAGGTTATCCCACTGTAACGTCCTCATATCGCCCAGACGCTGACACCACTCGTATGCCATCTGTACAATCAAGCCAATACTTCTATACTCATAGTCGCTGTACGAATAATCAAGGAACCTGACAACATCTTCGTGTCTCCATATTACCTTACGTTGCGGTGTACTGTACCTCTCTATCTTAGACCAAGGGTTCTGATGTGTATGCTCCATCTTGATTGCGTAGTTGTACACCCTACTGGCACAGGTAGCGGCATGGTTAGCAAAGCTGATGCCACGCTTGACCCACTCCTCATACGTAGCCTTTGCCATCTTTGATGTCACTAACTCGTACTTACGTGTGCCTAAACTTTGGTGGAGAACCGTAAGGAAATATCTGTAATCCACTTTAGTATTAGGACGTAACATATTGAAATCATTAGATTGATAGTACAAGTTAATGAGATCAGTAACCCTGCTGCTTGACTTTATTTGTACAACCTTTGCCAACTCATCACGATACGCATCAATGGCATCATTATGTAGCTTGACAATTTGTCGCACCTGTTTGAGATCAGAACCACATTCTTCTCGTACAACTACTTCCTCATCTACAAGAAACTGTGGTGGGTTGAAGCGGTAAGAGATGTCACCCTTAGATGACACCCTTTCCTGTACATACCGTGGTAGCTTTGGCATTAAGCTGCTTCCAACATACGGAACCTACTGTCACTTACCCACTTACTTACCTCTTGCTCACGTGACCACATGGACGTAGCCTGTGTATCGTTGCCAGTGTTCTTGAGGTTAAACCCGTTACGTTCATCTGCATACGTGGCATAGTTAGTCATGGCACTATACAGTGCAAACTTATTGTGACCACGTGTCGATGCCTCTTGCATATACAAGCTGTACATCTTCTCAGACTTACGCTTAGACCCAAGCATGTCCTCAAGCAGTGTGCTTACATCTACATACTTGAGATCAGTATGCGCCCACACTTGCATCTGTTCTGCATGAGAATAGAAGTCAGTCCTTGCACGATTTAACTCATATATAAAGTTACTCATAGTAAAGTTAGACGTATTCTTCTTACGTACTTTGTCGTGATCACCACTGATCATACCATTGGTACAGAAGAAATCAATTGCACCAAAGAATACTTGGTTACTACATGACCCATCAATACCATGAAGGCTTAT